CGTAGAAACAAGGCTAAATCTTGGAAATACGGTTATGATAAAGAAACAGATATTGTAGTTATAAGCAAGACTGGGCAGATCGGTGAGATATACGAAATACAAGGATTACAAATAGCTTTACCAAAAAAGGAAAACGTGTATAGCAACGAAGAAAAACGTTGGACACCGTTTGAATATCCTAAAGAGCTAAAGCAAGTAAAAAGTATATTTGACTGGAGAGACTACCCTGAAGAGTTTAAAGATAAATGGGAGTCATATATAGATGAAGAATTTGATAGACGCGAGAACGGTTTTTGGTTCATTAACAAGGACAAGCCTACTTATATTACTGGCACTCATTACATGTACTTGCAGTGGACCAAGATTGATGTTGGGCAACCAGACTTTCGTGAAGCAAACAGATTATTCTTTATATTCTGGGAAGCTTGTAAGGCAGACTACAGATGCTACGGCATGTGCTACCTTAAGAACAGACGTTCTGGGTTTTCGTTTATGTCAAGCTCAGAGACCGTTAACCTTGCTACAATTACATCAGATGCAAGATTTGGTATATTGTCCAAGTCTGGATCCGATGCTAAGAAAATGTTTACTGACAAAGTTGTACCCATATCAATCAACTATCCGTTTTTCTTTAAACCGATACAAGACGGTATGGACAGGCCAAAGTCAGAACTTGCGTACAGGGTACCAGCGTCAAAGCTCACAAAGAAGTCTATACAGAACAAAGAGAAAGAAATACTTGAGGGTCTCGACACTACGATCGACTGGAAGAACACAGGAGACAACTCGTACGATGGTGAAAAACTAGCGTTACTAGTGCATGATGAAAGTGGTAAATGGGAAAGACCTGATAATATATTAAATAACTGGCGCGTAACAAAAACGTGTCTAAGACTCGGAAGTCGAATCATTGGTAAATGTATGATGGGATCTACATCCAATGCGCTGGACAAAGGTGGAGAAAACTTTAAAAAGTTGTATTATGACTCAGACGTCACAAAACGAAACCGGAATGGACAGACTCGCAGTGGATTATATAGTTTGTTCATACCTATGGAATGGAATTACGAAGGATTCATTGACGCTTTTGGACTACCTGTATTCGATACACCATCAGACCCAGCTGAGGGACCGATGGGAGAGGCTATTGAAGTTGGAGTAATAGAGCATTGGGAAAATGAAGCAGAAGGTCTCAGAGGAGATCAAGATGCTTTAAATGAATTTTATAGACAGTTTCCAAGAACAGAAGAACATGCTTTTAGGGATGAAACTAAAAATAGCATATTCAACCTCGTTAAAATATACGAGCAAATAGATTATAACGAAGATTTAAGAAGCTCAGGTGTTGTTACAACAGGAAACTTTCAATGGGAAAATGGTGTTAAAGATTCTAAAGTAATATTTACGCCTAATATCTCCGGAAGGTTTAATATATCTTGGATTCCTAGTTATAATTTGCAAAATCGCGTAATACTAAAAAATGGAGGTAAGTATCCCGGTAATGAGCACATGGGCGCTTTTGGATGTGACTCTTACGATATATCCGGTACTGTTGGAGGTAAAGGCTCTAAAGGTTCGTTACACGGACTTACAAAGTTTAGTATGGAGGATGCACCTCCAAACACTTTCTTTTTAGAGTATATAGCTAGACCACAAACAGCGGAAATATTTTTTGAAGACGTATTGATGGCGTTAGTATTTTACGGAATGCCGTTACTTGCTGAAAATAACAAGCCTCGTTTGCTTTATTATTTAAAGAGAAGAGGTTACAGAGGTTATTCAATGAATAGACCTGATAAAACATTTAACAAGCTTTCAGCTACAGAAAAAGAAATTGGTGGTATACCAAACTCATCTGAAGATATAAAGCAAGCTCATGCAGCGGCTATTGAATCTTATATAGATAAACACATAGGTTTGCATGAAGATGGTTCGTACGGTACAATGTATTTTAATAATACACTAAATGACTGGGCAAAGTTTGATATAAATAATCGAACAAAGTTTGATGCCGCTATTAGTTCCGGACTTGCTATTATGGCGTGTAATAGACATCTATATACACCTCAACAACAAAGAACAACTAAAGTGTTAAACTTTGGATTTAGAAAATATAATAATCAAGGATCAATTTCAAAAATAATAGAATAAATGTCGAAAGTATTACCAAAGGGTATATTTCCTAGCCAAGCTGTTAGTGACGCTGAAAAGGCCGATCCAAAGTATGGAATGGATGTCGCTAAGGCAATTGAATCTGAATGGTTCAAAAGAGACAATGGAAGTGTACGCTACTACGCTAACAGGGATAACTTTCACAGATTAAGATTATACGCAAGAGGAGAGCAATCAATTCAAAAGTATAAAGATGAATTATCTATTAATGGTGATTTGTCATATCTCAATCTTGACTGGAAGCCTGTTCCAATCATCCCGAAGTTCGTGGATATTGTGGTTAATGGTATTAACGAAAGAATGTATGACATCAAAGCATACTCTCAAGACCCAGCATCATTGCAAGAAAGAACGCAATATGTAGAGTCGGTTGTAAGAGATATGCAAAATAAAGGATTGCTAGAGTCAATGCAGCAAAACTTTGGATTGAATATGTTTAATACTAATCCAGAAACGTTGCCGCAAAGTAATGAAGAATTGCAATTGCACATGCAACTTGATTACAAGCAATCAATTGAAATTGCTGAAGAAGAAGCTATTAATAATGTATTAGATTATAATAAATACCATTTACTGAAAAAACGTCTTGATTATGATTTGACGGTTATTGGTATGGCTTGTGATAAAACTACATTTAATACTTCAGAAGGAATTAAAATTGAATATGTAGACCCAGCTGATATTGTTTACTCATATACAGAATCACCATACTTTGATGATTTATATTATGTAGGAGAAGTACGCAGGGTAAGTATTCCTGAGCTTAAAAAGCAATTCCCTTATTTAACTGAAGAAGATATTAAGGAAATTGAAGGTACTGGAAGTAATGCGCTATTATATAACAAAGGTTATGGTTCTGCAGACGCGCAGGATACAAACCATGTATATGTAATGTATTTTGAATACAAAACATTCCAGAACCAAGTATATAAAATAAAACAAACAGCTACAGGTGCTGATAAAGCAATTGAAAAAACTGATCAGTTTAATCCTCCAAAAGATGAACGCTCAAGATTTGAAAAAGTAAACAGATCTATTGAAGTGCTTTATGAAGGAGCAAAAGTAATTGGTCATAACAAATTGCTTAAATGGCAAATTGCTGAGAACATGACAAGACCTAAATCGGATACGACTAAGGTTAACATGTCATACAACATTGTAGCGCCTAGAATATATAAAGGAAGAATTGAATCTTTAGTTAGCAGAATGACAAGTTTTGCTGATATGATTCAATTAACACATTTAAAGCTACAGCAGGTAATGTCAAGAATGGTACCAGATGGTGTTTATCTTGATGCTGATGGTATTGCTGAAATAGATTTGGGTAATGGAACAAACTATAACCCGCAGGAAGCTTTAAATATGTATTTCCAAACAGGTTCTGTTATTGGTCGATCAATGACACAAGACGGTGAATTTAATCACGGTAAAATGCCTGTTCAAGAATTACAGTCAAGTTCTGGTAATTCAAAAATCAATAGCCTTATTGCATCATATAATTACTATTTGAATATGATGCGAGATGTTACAGGTCTTAATGAAGCAAGAGACGGTAGCATGCCTGATAAGAATGCGCTAGTAGGTTTACAAAAACTTGCCGCTGCAAATTCAAATACAGCTACAAGACACGTACTACAAGCAGGATTATATATTACGCTTAGAACAGCAGAAGCTATTTGCCTTAGAATATCAGATGTATTAGAATTTGGTAATACAACACAAGCATTTATTCAAGGTATTGGTAGATTTAATGTTGGTGTACTGGAAGAAATACAAAACTTGCATTTACACGACTTTGGTATTTTCCTTGACTTAGCGCCTGATGAAGAAGAAAAGCAATTGCTTGAAAATAATATACAAATGGCGTTACAAAAAGATCAAATATTCTTGGAAGACGCTATTGATATTAGAGAAATAAAGAATATCAAGTTAGCTAATCAACTGCTCAAACTAAGAAGACGCAAGAAATTTGAACAAGACAGACAAGTTCAAATGCAGAATATCCAAGCGCAAACTGAATCAAATACTCAGGCTGCTCAGGCTGCAGCGCAAGCGGATATGCAAAAAGAACAGTCTATTGCTGCTTCTAAAGTTCAAATCAATAAAGCACAACTTGAATTTGATATTGCTAAGCTTGAAAGAGAAGCACAAATCAAGAAAGAGCTTATGGAAAAAGAGTTTGAGCTCAATATGAGACTTAAAGAAGCTGATTTAAACGTAATTAATAGTAAAGAGAAGTACAAAGAAGATCGTAAAGATAAACGTACTAAAATACAAGCTACTCAACAATCTGAATTAATTGAGCAGCGAAAAGGGATGACGGGTCCTAAAAACTTTGA